ACGGTGTATAGGGACGTGGTTCACAAATCGGTAGTAGCTGCGCGTGCTGAACTAGCTGCCATCAAGTATGAGAACGCGGTGATGATAGATGCGCTTGCGCGTGTAGCGAGTTGGGATGGCTTCCCAGGATCGCCACGCTCATACATGCCAGAAGTTCTATCGGCGCTTGAGATGGCGAAGGTGGGCGAAGATGCCTAGCCCGCGCCGGACGATAGCTGGCCTGTTTGGTATGGCGCTGTGTGCGGGTATTGTGTCGCTGTGCGTGTGGGGGATGATCGCGCTCGTGCGGGGGATCGTGTTCTGAACCTTGGTTCTGCACGGCGGATCGGCTATAATAGTATTGGCGTGGCGGCCTGCTTAGGCCTAGCCTGGCCGTCTTAGATAGGCGGTCGCCGCGCACCTATCTAAGGGGTGAAAGATGAATCGAATAACTATCGACGAAGAGTTCAAGGCGCTGATACCGCCACTGTCTGACGAAGAACGCGGGTTGCTAGAGGCCAGCATCGTTGCAGACGGTTGCCGGGATTCGCTTGTTCTGTGGGATGGCGTTCTAATCGACGGCCATCACCGGCACGAGATATGCACGCGGCTAGGCATCGAGTTTGATACAGTTGAGATGGCGAACCTAGAGACTCGTAACGATGCGCGGCTGTGGATTATCCGCAACCAACTAGGACGGCGAAACCTTACCAACTATCAGAGGGCTGAGTTGGTATTGAAGCTGAAACCTGCGATTGCTGAGAAGGCGAAAGAACAACAGCAAGAAGCTGGAGGAGCGGTTCCGCAGAAATCTGCAAAAGCGCCTATCGACACACGCGATGAACTAGCCAAAGCATCTGGCTTATCACACGACACGATTAGTAAGGCAGACTTCATCGGGCAGTACGCAGATGAAGATACGAAGCAGGCGCTACGGACTGGCGAGACATCCATCAACCGCGAGTACACTAGGTTAAAGGCTCCTGAAGGCACGCACGTTCTTATCTCGCAGTCGAACTCAAACGAATGGTATACGCCATCGAAGTATGTTGATGCCGCTCGCCGCGTGATGGGCGGGATTGACTGTGATCCTGCGTCAAACGAAACGGCGCAGGCATGGATTCACGCGGAAGAGTATTACACGATTGAAACTGACGGCATAGCGCACGAGTGGCATGGATGCGTGTGGCTTAATCCCCCCTGGGGCAAGCTAACAGGTGGCTTCATTGGCAAGCTAGACGAAGAGATTAAGGCAGGCCGTGTATCTGATGCGGTTGTACTTGTGAACGCTCATGCCACTGATACCAAGTGGTTCACGCCATTGTGGAATGGACTGCTGTGCTTCACAGATCATCGCATCGACTACCACTCAGAGGAAACGAATGATACAGGATCAACGCACGGAAGCGTATTCGTTTACTTCGGCGCGAATCGAGATCGATTCATCGCTGAGTTCTCAAAATGGGGCGCGATAGTTGAGACAGTGTCATGACGATCAGGAACAAGGACAACTACATGGCGTGCTTATGGGACTGGGGCTTCCTTGATGATTGCTTCGGAGGAACGAGGATCAGAGTCACCGATGTGGATGGACTCGTTGAAAGGCGTGGACACTTCTTGCTGATTGAAGCTAAGTCGTCAGGCGCTCCGATTCCTAAAGGTCAGGCGATTCTATTCGACGCGCTTATCAAGAATCCGAAGTGGCATGTGCTGGTAGTATGGGGAGCAACGAATAAACCAGATGCCGCTCAATTCTGGGGCAGCAAGAAGTTCGATGCTGATGAAGCTAAGATACAGGAAGTCGTTCGCAGGTGGTATAGTATGGCGAATGGAGATAGTCAGAGGTGATAGCATGGCAGACCTAACAGCGAAACAAGAAAGCGCGTGCCTCAAATACCTTGAGTGTGGCGACAAAAGTGAGGCGTATCGATTCGCATACAACACTTCCAACATGAAAGATAAGACGATCAACGAGGCTGCATGTCGTCTATTCGCTGACAGCAAGGTTACAGCAAGGATGAAAGAGCTGTGTGCTGCTGTAGAGAAACGTACCGAGATCACCGTCGATGGCATACTGAAGCAGTTAATTGAGGACCGTGAGTTTGCCAAGTCGCTAGACAACCCATCGACCGCAGTACGTGTGACAGAGTTACTTGGCAAGCATCTAGGCATGTTCGTGGATAGGGCTGAGGTTGACGTGACCGTTAGAGGCCCATCGACCGTACGCGCCTACGAAGACAAGGATGAGTAACGCGCCTGGTAAGACTGCATGGGCGTACTGGTATCAGAGAGCGACGCTTGATGCTGCAACTGACGGCAAGCGATTCATTGCGATGATCGGCGGCACTGGCGGCGGTAAGACTTGGTGGGGTCCGTGGTGGATGGAGGATCTCATAAGCCGTGACGTTGAGGCTGGCAACGGTGAAGGCGCTCAGTACCTTGTGATCGGGCGCACTTACTCCATGACTAGAGACATCCTTGTGAGTGAGTTCGTCGATCACTTCCGAGATACGATGTATGAAGGCGAATGGTTCGCATCGAAGATGGCCTACGTTCTGCCTACAGGAGGCACTGTCTATTTCAGGTCTGCTGATGAGCCGTATCGCATCGAAGGATTCCACACTCGCGGTATCTGGATGGATGAACCTAGTGAGATGCCTGCGTTGATATGGATCGTTGCACAGTCGAGAGTCGGGTTGTATCAAGCGCCTATACTGTTCACCGGCTATCCTACCAACATGGGCTGGTACTACAACTCAATCTATCAACCGTGGAAGAATGGCGATCCTGACTACTGTTGCATTCAGTTCGACTCAACAGAGAACCCGATGTACTCGCAGAAGGAAATGGATCGTGCCAAGGCGACGCTACCAGGATGGATGTACGATATGCGGCATCGCGGCATGTTCCGTAAGCCGTTCGGCCTAGTGTATCCAGACTTCGGAGCGCACCTGTTCGTTGAACCGTTCAAGATACCTGACGACTGGCCGACGTACACGATGGTCGATCCTGGCATCCACTACGGCGCGTTGATGTGGGCGTGGCATGATGGCGTCTTCTACGCATACAACGAGTTCTACGCTGATGAAGTGAAGGGTGCTGAGGAGTACGCCACCGCGATGCTCAGCAAACAAGAGGGCGTCAACCAAGGATGGATATACGATCCTGCTAGACTTACCGATGTGGTGAACCTCGCAGATCATGGCTGTGGTCCATTCTACAAGGCCAACAATGCCATCGACGCGGGCATCGTTACTCTTACAGGCATAATCAAGCAAGGCAAGCTGAAGGTGATGAACGGGCGATGTCCTAACTTCGTCGATCAAATGGAAAAATATTCTTATTCAACGGATGCGGCGAGCGGCAAGATTAACAGCAGCAAACCCATTAAGAAATACGACCATCTCCCAGATTGCGCACGATACGGCGCACACACGCTTGCCAGTTCCCCGCTAGAGGAACGTGGTATAATGGAAGTGGATCTTGGAGAGGAGATATCGCCGTACTAGGAGGCAGAGATGACGACCTGGATTTCTATAAAGGACGCATGCGCTATGTCTGATAGTTCAATTGGTAGCATCCGATATGCGGTCAGCAAGAAGTGGATTGCTAGCAAGAAAGCAAGCGGAAGGATTCTTGTCTCACGAGAGTACTTTGAGCAAGAGAAGGAAGTCGTCCGATTCTGTGGTGGAGAGCGTGAATGGGGCAATGACCTTGAAGAGCCTTTGTAGGCCGCATCCGGCAAAACACGCGAAGTTGCAAACGTCGTATCCATGCGATAAAATGATGATAAGTGATATGGGGGTTCGATGCTGGTAACGGCGCATAAGGGGCGACAGAGGTTGGTCGAACGATACCGGTTGATAGGCCGACAGATTATCGTACTTGAATCCTGGCAACAGGCGTGCCCCCTCCCATTTCCTAGCAGAAAGAATGATATAGATGCTGTCTGAGGAAAGTGCGGTTGGCTACGCTTATTTAGTACTGAGGAGGTAGAGATGAATTACGAGTTTTGGTTTTGGTTCATTGTCGCGTTTCTGATCGGGCGTTTCTTTCCGAGGAAGGTCTATATCGGACATGACAAAGAGAAGTACGAGGCGGCTGATATTGGGATACTGCTGAGATGAGATGACCCAACTCCAATTCGACCACAAGCTAACATCCGCAGACGGCAAGATGTACCTCTTCATCCGTGGTCCGTTTGAAGTTGAAGACGGGATGAGCTTCGAGTTGAAGATGATACCGGTAGTTGAGATGGGTAAGTGGCCGAGGATATGGAAGAGCGAGGAGGTTGAGGATGAATCGTGAAGCTGTGATGCAGATGGATGATACGCGCCCTTGGTATAGACGATGGTGGTTTGGATTGTTGAAGTTCGATGGGGAGTGGCAATTCGGCCTTGGCCCGATAGCAGTGCGATGGCCATTCGTTAGAGCGTAACAATTCACAAGGAGGCCGACGATGCCCGGACAACGTAACCGACCGACGATGGACAAGAAGCAAGAAGGCCTGTCAAAGCGTCTGCTGAAGAAGATTGACTCTGGCACGATGGGACGCTTCATGCACGCTTCGCAGTACCGAGGCGCGAAGCCGGACGTGGGGCGCAACGATGATTGCCCTTGCGGTTCAGGCAAGAAGTACAAGTTCTGTTGTGGGAGGTAAGCTGATGGGCCACTACATCGTCACCCTACCCGACATGATCGCCGCGTTCGACAGAGAGCAGCCAAATCCAGGCCGCGCGACATCCGCGTTCATCATGCGTTGGAAGCGTAAGGAAATGGAAGAGAAGCACACGGCGCATAATCCTCTTGCCGAAGCCGTGCGCATGATTAACCGCGCAGAGATCCAGAACATCCGCGAGACGAAGAAGTTTAGGGACGAACGGCATGAGGTTCACAGAGTGCAACGCGAGCGCCGTATGATTCGTGAGTTCGCGGTGGAGAGTGAATAGGAGGCGTGATGGCTTATGAGCGTGTATTTGAAATAGGTGACAAGTTCTATATCAGAAAGGCGGTAAAAGATCGACTGTGCCATGTGCGCGGGTTTATAGATGATTGCATTGTGTACCGTTGGTGGAGTAAGAGGCGGCAAGAATGGATCTATGAGGCAGAGCAAAATTGGCTTATCGAATACAGCTTAGAGATAGGGATGTATCGCCAGTGAGCTACACCTGGTTTGCACAACAGCCGCAAGTGTGCTATAAATTGAGGGTGACAGGGAGATCGCTATGGCCACGAAACCTACTGTCGCGTCATTGAGTGAAGAGCTTCAAGTGATGCGAGCCAACTACGGCGAGACGATCAACGAGCTAGAGCTTGCGCTTGAGGACATAGGCTGGAACAAGCTATCCGGCGCAGATGAACACGACTTCTCACGCGATGGCCTACGCAAGATCTGCAAGAACTCCTTCCTCTTCTTCGAGAAGAACCCTCTCATTGGCCGCTCTGTTGAGACGAAGGCTAACTACGTATTCGGCCAGGGAGTGACCGTCAAGGCAGAACATCCGCTTGTCGACGAAGTCGTTCAGACGTTCATGGACGACCGCAAGAACAAGAAGGTTTTCAGCACCGTCATTCAGTTGGTGAAGCTAGAGAAGGATCTGAACATCGACTCAAACCTCTTCTTCGCGTTCTTCAAGAACTCAGAGGGCCAGGTGCGCATCAGCCCTATCATCTTTGATGAGATATGGGACACCGTGACGAACCCTGAAGACAAGAACGAAGTCTGGCTGTACGAACGTCGATGGACTGAGAATCGTGATTCATCCGGGCGCTTCGTATCAACCGGCACGATCAGAACAGAG